AAAACAAACCTCAATGCCAACCGAGAAAAGATGTTTGGTTTAAGGTGGTTGAATTGTGGAACGAGGGATTATGTCCGGCGGAAATCAGCAAAAAACTCAACCGGCACGTTCATAGCGTTAGGTGGATGTTGAGAAAATACCGAGCAGTTAATGAACTTGAAAATGTGAGATAGCTGTGCATAACTTTTTTGCCCTATTTACACTTTTTTAAAAACGTGTTATCAAGTTAGCCAGAATGCGATTTTTGACTCTAAAAGTCAGAAGTCGCATTTTTTGATTCTGAATCTCCCGTTCAGAATAACCCCGGCGAAGCCTCTCTGCTGGGGTTTCATCGGGGCGCAATCCGTGGCTTTTTCATTTTACAGACTCCTTTGATAAGTTATATTCCAACTTGCGCCCCACCTTTGAGAGGCAATAGAGAGGCAAAATGAAAATCGAAGTCAAAGAAGGAAACAAAACAATCATCAAGATTGTGCCGGATAACTGGGTGCCAAGTGATGATTTGGAGCAAAAAGACCTGACCACCTCGGACAGGAAATCAATCGGGTATTCGGACATTAAAGCTGATGACTGGAACAGAATTTTTAAGAAAACTCGTAAAGGATAAAACCGTTGCCATTGTCGGAAACGCTAAAAGCATTTTTGATAAGAAAAACGGCAAAGAGATTGACGGCCACGACATTGTGATCAGGTTTAACCGTGGATTTATCACTCAACCTGAAAGCCAGGGCAGAAAAACCGATATTTTAATCTTGGCAGTTAATCTTAATTTGGACGAGAAGTCAGCGTTTAAGTCGCAATACTATGTCAACCGTTCACGAAAGACCACTTGCGGAGAGATAACCATAGATGACCAGTTCAGGGCTGACCTAAAAGAGATAATCGGCAAGCAACCCTCAAGCGGATTTATGGCTATCAAGTTATGTGAACTTGCCAAGAGTATTGACCTATACGGATTTGACTTCGGAAAAACTAAAACATTTTATAACCCTGAGGGATTTGTAACCCCTCACGACTACGACAAAGAACACGAACTTATTGAGAAGATGAATATAGCCATACATTAAAACATCTTCACCGAAAGGAAAGTATGTTATGAGTGGAAGACCATTAAAATTTAATTCTGTTGAAGAACTGCAAGAAAAGATTGATAGATACTTTGCAAGCTGTGACGAACAGGAAGAGCCTATCACGATAACAGGCCTTGCGCTTGCATTAGATACCACAAGAGAAACGCTTTGCGACTATGAAGAAAATGATATATTTTCTGACACGGTTAAAATGGCAAAGCTAAGAGTTCAGCACGCTTACGAGAAAAGACTGGTTAGAAGAGGTAACGGCGGAGATATATTCGCGCTTAAAAACTTCGGTTGGAAAGACAAGTCTGAAGTTGACAGCAACCTTGTAATGAAAAGTGCTTTAGTGGAGTTCTGCAATGGAAACAGTAAGAGTGACGATTCCGCCGAAGTTTAGACCTCTTTTGATGGAGCATTACCGATACAAGGTTTATTATGGTGGGCGCGCCGGCGGAAAAAGTTTTGCTTTTGCTGATTGTTTATTAATCAAGGCCAGACAAGAGCGTGCGAGAATTGCCTGCGTGCGTGAAACCCAAAACTCGATTAAAGATTCGGTTTATCAGCTACTAAAAGACCGTGCTGAATATTACGGCTTTGATGATTTTAGGTTCTACGATGACCGAATTGAAAACATTGTAACCGGTTCAACCTTTATCTTTAAGGGCTTGAAAGACCAAAACAGTCAAAACATCAAGTCGCTTGAGGGTGTAAATTATTGTTGGGTAGAAGAAGGTCAAAAAATTTCAAAGGGTTCGTGGGATATTTTAGACCCGACAATTCGTAAAGAGGGTTCGGAAATCTGGGTTAGTATGAACCGAGAGTCTGAAAACGACCCGATTTGGAAAGCTATTGCCGCGCATCCGGATGAGCGAACACTGGTTGAAAAGGTTAATTATTACGACAACCCGCATTGCCCTGAAGAGATGATATATCTTGCCGAGAAGTGCAAGCAGGAATCACCTGACGATTATGAGCATATTTGGTTGGGTGCGCCGGTTGCACAAGGCGATACCAAGTTAATCAACTCAAAAGATGTTCACAATGCGATGGTGGGCAAGATTGCATCCACCACTTCACCTTTGGTGGTAGGTGTGGACATAGCGAGATACGGTGACGACAAAACCGTTATTTGTTACCGAAAAGGCCGTAAAGTTACCAAGATGACCGTGCTTTCTAAAGTGGACACGGTGGAGCTTGCCAACAAACTGACGAATATCATCAAAGAAGACCGGCCTGCCAGGGTGTTCTTGGATATGGGTAACACTGGCGCGGGTGTGTATGATATTCTAAACGACCGAGGATTTAGTAAGATAGTCCGAGGTATTAATTTTGGTGGCCGTGCTATCAATGATGACAGATACTTCAACAAGCGTGCTGAAATGTGGGGCGAGGCCAACGAGTGGCTAAAAGGCCAAGTTGAGCTTATCTCTGATGATGAGCTGTTAGATGACCTTTGCAGTGTGAATAAAAGCTATGACTCAAAAGGGCGCTTGCAGTTAGAGTCAAAAGACAAGCTTAAGGAAAGAGTAGGGCGTTCACCTGATAAGGCGGATGCGTTTGTTTTAACCTTTGCCGAGCCGGTTTATGATGTGGGACGAACCGAGACCTACGGCAACGGACAAGTGACTATCGAGAGTTTATTTAAGACCGCCCCGAGCGTGGGTTGGTAAGACTTTTGTCAAAAAATAAGTTTTATGTAATTTCAATCATTTAGTTAAAATTCTCCGTATAGGAATATACCGAGAATATGAGAGGTTTTAGACAAAATGAAAGCAATAATGGATAGGGTATTTATTAAACCCGACGAAAAAAAGCAAAGTTCAATTATCACCATAAACGACCACGATGAAACCAAGTCTGGGATAGTGGTCAGCGTGGGTGAGCAAGTCAAATCAGTTAAAGAGGGCGACCACGTTATATATTTTAAGTGGGATGATTTGCCCGCGTTGGATGGACTTGTCGCTGTAAGAGAAAACTCATTGTTAGGGATTTACGATGACTGAATCTAAAAAATGGATAAATAAAATAACCAAAGCCGAGAAAGAGTGGGACACCTACCACGACCTTGTTAAGAGCATTCGGGAATACTACACCAATAAGAACCGCAAGGACAAACAAAATATCTTTTGGTCAAGTATTGAAACTCTTAAACCGTTTATATATTTCAAAGCTCCGACACCGTATATTCAAAGAAAGTCTAAAGGTGAAAACCCTGTTTTGGATGTAGCTTGTCAGCTGTTAGAAAAAGCCCTTATTTGGGATTTGGATGCGCAAGATTTTGACGGCGTGATTAAATACTGCCGGAACGACTATCTTTTGTCTGGTTTGGGCTTAACTTATGAAAAACTCAACCCGAAGTTTAAGATCGTTGTTGCTGATGAGTTCGGAGCCGTTGAGCAAGAGGTTTTAGACTCTGTTTCGGTTGAAACCAAGTATTTCAGCCCGAAAAGACTTATTTGCGACTGCCAGAATGTGAAAGTCTGGGAAGACGTGGAATGGGTAGCTGAAAAAATCAAGATGACCAAACAAGAGGTCGTTGACCAGTTTGGCGAGAAAATTAAATCAAAACTGTTTAACTCTGGCATAAGTGAAGACAAGGAGGCCGAGGCCGAAACGTGCGTATATAAGATTTGGGATAAAAAAGATAAAAAGATTATCTACGTTTCCAAAGAGGTTGACGAGGTTTTAAGAGAAGATGACGACTTCTTAAACGTCGAGGGCTTTTATCCGTTCCCGAAACCGGTATTTGCGACTTTAGCCAATAACGGTGTGATTCCGACACCTGATTATTCTGAAATCAAAGCGCAATTGGATGAATTGGACGGCGTTGTTGACAGAATGAAGTTAACAATGCAGGCGCTTAAAGTTTCGGGTGCTTTTGACGGTGCTTTTCCTGAACTGGCTAACATTTTGAGCAAAGATGTTACTTTAGTTCAAGTTTCCGACTTTACCAGAATAAGAGAAAAGGGCGGTTTGGCCGGATTTGTTGATTTTATGCCGATTGAGCAATATGTCACCACATTAGAGGCATTAGCCACCAGACGACAAGATTTAATCAATTCAATCTATGAAATCACCGGCGTTTCAGACATTATGCGTGGCAATTCTGATCCGAGTGAAACGGCAACGGCGGTCACTAAAAAGACCAACTTCGGGACTTTAAGAAACCAAGACCGGCAGAACGATTTTCAAAGATATTTAACTGACGTTCTTAAGATTAAAGCCGAGATAATCTGCGAGCAAATGCCGGCTGAACAATTAGCGCAATTTGCCGAGAATATTGACCCTCAATTAGTGATGGCGGCGGTTGAACTATTAAAGACCGAGAAGTTGAGAAACTTAACTTTAGGCGTTGAAACCGATACCACCTTCACTCAATCAGAAGATATGGCCAAGACAACCGATGCCGTAAAGATGATACACGACTTTGTTGTTCAGTCATTTACGGCGGTTAGTCAGCAACCGGCTTTGTTACCACTTTATAAACAAATGATTGAAAGCTTGGTTGTCACTTTACCGAGTGCAAGACAGTTCACAGCCACGATTGATGAAACATTTAATACCATTTCACAACAACTGGCTCAACCTGAACCTGAACAACCTGATCCGGATATGATAAGAGCGCAAGCTGAAGTTCAAAAGAACCAGAACGAGCTTCAAGTTAAGCAAGAGGCCAACGCTATCAAAGAGCAAGAGGTTGAACTCAAAGCCCAAATTGCGCGAGAGAAGAACGCGCTCGCCAATAAGGAAATGGATATTCAGGAAAACCTGAAAGCGACTGAACTGGCCATTAAGGGCGAAACAAACGAGAACATAACCACTGGATATGTAGGGGCGTTTTAATGGACATTTTATACTATGTCGGCGGTGGCAGTCACCACAACAACCGAGAGCTATTATATTCTTTGAGGTCGTTAGAAAAACACTGCAAAGATGTTGACAATGTATGGGTGGTAGGTAACCGCCCATTTTTTTTGAACGATAAAGTCAAATATCTCTGGGTTGGAGATAAGGGTAAGTGGTACCAGAACGCCGTGACTAAAACGGTTGCGGCGATTGAGGCCGGAATAAGTAAAAAGTTCTTATTGATGAACGATGACTTCTATATGTTAGAAGACTTTACTTGTGAAGATTATCCTGCTTATTACCGCGGGGAGATTCCCGAAGTTCCGTCTAATCCTTATCAGCAAGTGGTAATAAACACCAAAGCGATATTGGATGAAAAAGGCCTGACTCATCACCATTACGGCGTTCACTGTCCGATTGTGATTGATGCTGACAAGTATATGTCCTTAAAAGAGTATTTCGGGCAACCGATTTCTATTAGGTGTTTATATGGCAACCATTTTTGCGATGGTGTGAGGGTAAAAGACACCAAAACAAGCACAATTAAACCAAGTCCTACGAAGTGCTATTCAAGCAAGCCGTGGGCGCAAGATATTATGAATCAATTGGGGAGAATGTTCCCCGAACCATCACGTTGGGAGAAATGATGTTTAAAGAGTTTCAACTGCCGGATGGCACGATTGCTGAAAGTAGTCAAGATGTTGACAGATACTTAAAAGAAAGCGGGAGTGCCTGGGCGGGTGATTATAGCGGTGAGTTCTACAAGAACCGCCGCCATTTATTAGAAAAAGAGCAAAACCAAACGTTGGTTGATGCCTTCATTCGTAATTATAAAAAGGAAATATGGAAATGACTGATTTGAGAGAGCAAATCGAGAATGCTTGGACTTCAGCTGAAGAACAGCAAAGCTCCGAGCCAAGTGTGGCAACAAGTGAGAATAACCAAGAGGTGATTGCAACACCTGCCGAGGTTATTTCCGCACCGAACAGCTACCGACAAGAATTTAAGGACAGTTTTAACACCTTAACCCCCGAGTGGCAGAAATACCTGAACGAAAGGGAAAAGGAATATCAACAAGGACTGTCCAAAGCCAGAAACGCCTATTCGTGGGCGGATAAGTTCTACAACGACCGCAAAGAGGCCTTAACTCAACAAGGTTATACAAGTTTTCAAGATTATTTTGAAGTTTTGGACGGTATAGCCAATGCGTTGAATAAAGACCCGGCGACCACGTTGGCGAAGTTATCCTCTATGTACCAGGTGTCTGGCAATAACGATACTTTGCAACGACAACTTAACGACTTAACCCAAGAGATAACCAATCTCAAGGGATATGCTCAATCTCGTGAAAATGAGCGTGTTAAGAGCGAGTATGACAACTTTGTAAATGCCAAAGACGAGGTGGGAAGTCCGCTCCATCCTTATTTTGAGGATGTAAGGGGCGAGATGCAAACCTTGTTGCAGGCAGGTTTAGCCAAGAACTTTGAAGATGCCTATAATCAAGCCATTTGGCGTGTTGAGGGCGTAAGAAACAAGTTATTGGATGCCAAAGCCAAAGAGGCCTTGACTGTAAAAACCACCCAAGCAAAGGTTGCCAAAACCGCCGCTTTTGACCCGCAATCTAAAAAAGAGGGAGAGCCGAAGAAACTGTCGTTGCGTGAACAAATTGAGAGAAATTACGATTCTTTAGGAGAATAAAAAATGGCTGGAAATGTTAATTTTGACAACCTGTTGTCCACCACTCTTGAATCACGCACAGGAGAATTGGCAGACAACGTAACCAACAACAACGCTTTACTTAAGAGATTAAAAGAGCGTGGAAACATCCGCCCGATTTCGGGTGGCACCAAAATTGTTGAAGAATTGGAATATGGCGAGGGCGATACCTATTGGTATGCCGGTTATGATACCTTGACCTTCAACAATCCTCAATTATTCACTGCCGCTGAATATGAACTCAAACTCTTGGCCGCTCCGGTTGGATGCTCTGGCGAAGAACTGTTGAAGAACAGCGGTCGTGAAAGAGTTATTGACTTGATGGAAGCTAAAGTAAAGAACGCTGAAAAATCTTTGGCAAATCAGATGTCAATCGGTATTTATTCTGATGGTACAGGTTCTTCCGGTAAACAGCTGACCGGTTTGAAAGCTTTGGTAGCTGATGATCCGACTTCTGGTACTGTCGGCGGAATTAACCGTGCGACCTCTGGCAATGAATTTTGGCGCAACTATGCCAAATCTGCCTCTGGTTTGACTGTTTCGACCATCCGCGATGAAATGAGCGCCGCTTACTTGGCAACCTCTCGTGGTTCTGACAAAGTTGACCTCATTGTAGCTGATGACTCTATGTTCAAACTCTACGAGGGTTCTTTGATGGCTCAAGAAAGATTTGTAAATACTTCTTTGGCTGATGCCGGATTTACAAACCTGAAATTCAAAGGCGCTGATGTAATTTATGACGGCGGTATTGGCGGAGCTTGCCCTGCCGGACATATGTATTTCTTGAACACCGATTATTTGAAACTCCGTCCGCACCGCGAACGTAACTTCAAGATGATTGATGATCGTGAACGTGTAGCCATCAACCAAGATGCTGTTTACAGACTCATTGGTTGGGCTGGTAACTTGACTATGAGCAACGCTCAATTGCAGGGTGTATTGTTTGACCCGACAATTGCCGGCTCTGGTTCTAGTAGCTAATCATAAAGGGGCGGGGAAACTCGCCCCTCTTTTTTTAAGAGAGGTATAAAAATGGATGCAGATTTTGCAATGTTCAATAGTTATTTGAACAACAAAAAAGAAGAAGGCGTTTTTGCCAAGTTTTATGACAAAGTAGAGAGAACGGGCAAGATTTTAGACAACGGAATGCCGGAGTTTAGAACTCGGACTTATGTAGAGATAAGAGTAAGGAACAGTTATGATGTAGCTGACCGCGCGGCGGATGAAATGGACATAAGAAGATTTCCGGCGGAATATCAGATATATCAAGTAAAACGTAAGAAAATGGAAGAGGGAACACCTCTTAAACAGTTTGCATTTTTAAGCCCTGCACAAATTGAGGCCTGCGACTTTAGGGGAATTTACACGGTTGAAGAATTAGCTAATTTGGATGCCGACCGTGCTAAAAGCATAAATTTAAGTGAAGAAGTAGGGCTTGCCAAAAAGTTTTTAGAAGTATCAAAAAACAATCAAATTATTTCTGAATATCAAAAGAAAATTGAAGAACTTGAGAATAAGGTCAAGTCTTTAGAAGAAAGGTTGAAAGAATGAACATTTTAGAGATAGCGCAAGAGGCGGCGGATATATGTGCGGTGCAAAGACCGAAAGACTTGTTTGATTCTACATCGCAAAACGACCAGTTATTTGCGAGTGTGGTCAATTCTACGCTGTCAAGTCTGATGCGCCACGCTGACTGGAGCGCCCTAACCAGAACAGGGATTTTATATACCAATGACGGAATAATGAGTTATCTGATTGATAGCATTGTGCCGGATTTCCACTCTTTTGTGGGTTCTACGTTTTATATAAAGGACAACATCCGCAATGTTAAAGGTTCGATAACTGCGGAACGTTGGGCGCGTGAAAAACAATTCCACTGCCCTGAAATTGACGTTATCTTTAAGGTTGAAAACAATTCTATTAAGTTCTTAAAGAACCCGGGCGATTTGGAGATTAAGTTCACATATAAATCAAATGCAGTTTGTTATGATGCCGTGACCAGTGAACCGAAATCCCGTATAACTGCTAATACGGATATACCGGTTTTTGACCCTTATTTGGTCAAACTAGGGATTATCTGGCGGTGGAATAAACGTACCGGTTTGGACTATTCTGAAGAATATAACGAATATCAACGCGAATTAGAAAAGAACTATGCCGAGTGTAGAGCGCAAGAAGACATTGATTTAGCGTTTAACAATAGGTTGTTCTTTGGTGATGGAGTGATTGTAAGTGTCGATGCTGAAAGTAAACAGGACTGTTAAGTCAAGAGATATAACCTTGCCAAGTCCTATTATGGGCTTGAACCGTAAAGACCCGATATCGGCAATGAACCCTTTGTTCGCGGTGAGAATGGACAACTATATCCCTTTAGAGAACTATATCGAGTTGAGGCCTGGATATACTAATTATGTGACTTTAGGTTCAGACAGAACCAAGGTTAAGACTTTGGCCGCTTATCATTATCCGTCATATAATGCCTTTTTTGCGGTTTATGATAACAAAATCTGGGATATAACCAACTCGGCAAGCCCAACCGATATGAACATCACTCTGACCGAGGGATATTGCCAGACCGTTCAGTATAAGAACTATCTTTACTTCTTGAATGGCGCCGACCAACCAACCGCTTATTATATTGACGGCAACGGTGATGATCATATAGGGGCTTGGGGCTTTTCTGGAACTGGATTGACCGATACCAAGATAATATCGGGAACTGTAAGTAAAGAGTTTTTGTGGTTTGTTGAAAAGAACTCTTTAACCGTATGGTATTCAGCGGTTGCGGGTTCGATTTCAGGGACTTTGAAACCGTTTGATTTAAGTCAGATAGCCAAGTGGGGCGGGCATTTGGTAGCGGTGGCCAACTGGACAATTGACGGCGGTATTGGAATTGATGACTACACGGCGTTTATCACCAGTGAGGGTGAAGTTTTAGTTTATGCCGGTGCTAACCCTGACGATGCCACCAACTGGAGCTTAAAAGGGTGCTATAAAATCAGTAAGCCGATTGGGTATAGATGCACAATGCAATTCCAAGGCGATGTTGTGATCATCTGCCAAGATGGTTACTTTCCTATGGGTAAAGCCCTTGCGACTGCCAATGCCGGTGATTCTCTGGTGGCCTTTAGTGATAACATAAGAGGTTTAGTAATAGAGCGAACCTCAATGAACAAAGACCGCAAGGGTTGGCAAGGTATTATCTATACAAAAAAAGGTTATGGAATATTTAATGTGCCTGTCAGTGAGCAGTTTGAGCAACACGTCATTAACGTAAATACCGGCGCTTGGTGCAGATTTACCAATATCCGCGCGGTTTGCTGGTGCGTGTTTGACGATAAACTATATTTTGGATCAGATAACGCTGTTTTTCAGTTTGACAGTGGTAATTCGGATGATGGTGTAGCGATTGAGGGCGTGGTTGAGCAAGCGTTCAATGATTTAGGGACTCCGAATGTTAAAAAGGTTCAACTGCTTAATCCACGCACCAAGTCAACGGCTCCTTTTGCCCTGACTTGTTATGTAGATACGGATTATCACAAACAAAACCTTGAATATAAGAACAATATCGGACTTTCGATAGGTTCTAAATGGGATATATCCAAGTGGAATATTGCATTATGGGCGGTTGACAGTGCCGATGAAGTTAATTCTCAATGGATTATGTGTTCGGGAGCAGGGTTTAAGATTGGCGTGGTATTTAAGACCAAAACGAGAGGTATTTTAATTGACTGGTTTGATACAGGAATCAGGTTTGAATCCGGAACGGGTATTATGTAAGCCCGCTGATGTAGTGGAGTTTGTTGCCCGAGGTTTAGGCGATAGGGTTGAAGAATATCAGCCCTGCCTAGCCCTTGGATTGTTCTATAAAGAACTAATCGGGGGCATATTAATCCACGACATCAGACCGGAAGTAGACTGTTATTTGACAATTTACACCACTAATAAGAGGTGGGCAACGAAAAGCGTTTTGAGATACGTTTTCGGGATTATTTTTAACTTAATAAAATGCAGGCGATGCTCTGTTTTGGTTAGTAAAGCTAACTCTAAAAGCCTAAAGATGTGTAAGCAGTTAGGATTTAAGGAAGAGGGGTTACTTCGACAATACCGAGATAATGGCGATGACTGCTATTGTTTGGGAATGTTAAAACAGGAGTGTAATTGGATATGGGAAAATCAAAAAAAGTAAAATATGATATGACACCCTATAAAAACTACGAGTCATATTTGCAAAATTACGATACTTCAAATGTTGACTCAACGTTGGGGAACCTGACTAACTACGCATCAAATGCAAGTAATCAGCTTTCTAATATGGGGAATTATACCTTTAATGTTGACGGTTCTGACGAGGCCAGACAAAGGACTCAAGAGGCGTTGTATAATTCAGCGGTTGACAAACTGACACCGCAATTTGAACGGCAAGCGACTAACTATGCCACAATGCTACAAAATCAGGGTATTCCGGTAGGCAGTGAGGCATATAACCGCGCTATGGGTGACTTGGAAGAAAAACAGAACGATGCTTTGACTCAAGCCGCATATAGTTCAATCTTGGCCGGAAACAATGCTTTCAGTCAGTCTTTGAGTGACCAGATAAACGCGGGCGGATTTGGAAACAGCGCACAACAAGCATATATCAATCAGCTTTTGAGTGCTTTGCAAGGTTCGGCCTCTGGTTATGAGAATCAGCAAAATCTGTTTAGTGTAGGAACTGGTAAATCTAACCTGAAATATCAGCAAGATAAAGCCAATGCAAAAGGCGGTTTAGGTGGTGCTTTGACTGGTGCAATCACTGGTGCGGCTCAAGGGTTCACAACAACTGGCAGTCCGTGGGGAGCGCTTGCGGGGGCTGGTTTAGGCGCTTATGGTGGTTACAATCAAAATCCTTATGGGGGCTAGAATGTTGAACAAAGACTATGCAGGAACAACGGCGGGAATAATCAGAAGTACTTTTCCGAATATAACCGCACCAAAAAGAGTTGATATGATCAGCTTGCTTGAACGAGTAGGCAACGACTATCAAGCCGGACTTCAGAAAAGAGCTGATAACGAGTTGACCGAAAAGATGATTGCCGAACACCCTGAAGACAAAGAGCGTATTCAGCAAATGGGCGGGAATGCTTATGTCAATATGCTTGATGCTAATGCTCAACGTGCTGAAGAGCGCCAGTGGAAACTTGATGACCAAGAAGCTCAAAGACAGTTTCAGAGAGAACAGCAAGACCGTTCCATTGCTAATCAAATGAGAATGTTCAATATGAGGCAACAGGCTGGTCAGCAAGCGGAAGCAGACAGAGAAAATCAGCTAAAATCAGCTCTTGAATCGGGTATGATAACGGCTGATGAGTATAATCAAGCCAAAAGGCGTGATTTATTGGGTGAGATTGCTAAAACTGTTGAACCCGATGTAACGGAAGAGCAGTCAAGAAAGCAAGCTCAAGACAGTATAAATCAGCTTGCCGGTGTTGCCGAAAGAAACAATATCGGAATATTTACCGACTGGAGAAGAAGCCACGGTTTGACTGGTGCGGAAACAGAGCGGGAATACGGACGTATTTCTTCAGCTGTTGCGGGGCTTGCACCGAGAGCGATTGCAAAACTTAAAGAATCAGGCGTTTCGGGAATTAACTCTTTGCCGGAGTTTATGACCTATATCGGACTTCCTCAAAACCCGACATCTGCACAAATTGCCGGTGCTATTCCAATGATGGCACAAATTGCCGGCGTTGACAATCCGCTTGCCAACCAACCAACCCAAGCCCAAAAGATGAAAGGCTTGTTTGGTAAGTCTAACGGAGTTCAAGTCGGACAACAGATAGGAAACTTCAAAGTCATAGGAGTTGAATAAATGAGATTTACAGTTCAAGCCCCTGACGGGCGGAAAATCACCCTTGAGGGCGATACTGCACCGACCGAGAGCGATTTGAATCAAATCTTTGGCATCCAGCAAGAGCCACAAAAAGACTACACTTTAGGTCGTGTTGCCGCTTTGGATAGCGGTGCTACCTTTGGTTTTGGCCGTAAGCTTGGCGGTTTAATCAACGCAATCGGCTCATATCCTGTTGATAGAATAGCCGAGGCAATGGGTAAAGAAAACACACCAAGTTTCAAAGACAGATATAATGAAATCGTTGACCCTGTTGTTGAGGCCAAAAAAGAGTATGAACAAGACAAGCCGGTTGAGGCGTTTGGTTTAGAGCTTGCCTCATCTTTTGCTAACCCTGTTAATATTAAGGCGGCGGGAACGATTGCCAAAGGAGCAACCAAAACCGCAAAAGCTTTGAGAAGTATAGGGGCTGGTTCGGCTGTCGGTGGACTATCCGCTATCGGGGCAACCGAAAACCTTGAAGACCTACCAGCGAATACCATAAAAGGAACGGCAACCGGCGGTGCTGTCGGAGCTGTTATTCCTTTGGCAGGAATGGCTATTCGCGGAACTGGCAAGGCATTAAAACAAGTTTTAGGTAAAACCACCGGTGCGGGTGATGTTGCGATTGCTGATGCCTTTAAGGCCGGACAGAATGCCGAAAAGGTCTTTCTTGATAAAATGAAAGGTTCAATTGATGCCGAGGGGCTTGAAAGGAAAGTTCAGAACAACTTTGATAAAATCAAAAAAGCCCGCAATATGACCTATGATGACGATATAACTCGTCTGAAACAAGCAACATATAATAAAAAGCTTGATATTAACCCTGTTATAAATGATGTAAAAGCAATCATACGACAAGAGGGCGGTGGGGCTGAATATTTAGTCGATGACGACACGGCGAGAGTTTTATCAAAAACAAAAGAAACGCTGAATAACTTTTATAAAGATAAAAGCCGCCACAATCTTGAGGGATTTGATAACCTGAAGAAAGCTCTTCAAAATATCAACACCAGAGAGGGAACTAATGCCGAGAGGGTAAAGACCCAAATCACAAACTCGGTAAAGGGGCAAATTCTTAAACAATCTCCTGAATATAAAGCAATCAATGATTTGTATGCAAGAGATACGGAGCTTTTGAACGACCTCAAAAAAGTATTTAGCTTGAACCGCAACGCCAATAGCGAAACCGTGTTAAGAAAAATCCAATCAACCGCAAGAAATAACGCAAACACCGACTGGAGTTATAGAGCGCAACTCTTAAAGAAACTTGACCCGGCTGGCGAGATTCAAAAAGAGATTTCAGCCAATGCGTTGAACACTTGGACACCGCGGGGCGGTTTGGGTGGAATTGTCGGATTTGGCGGATTGTTTGCCCGCGACCCTGTTTTGATTGCGGCTTCATCACCGCGGGCGGTTGGCTATGGTGCTTATGGACTGGGCAGACTTTCAAGCGCAATGCCCAATGTCCAAGCAAGCAAAATTTCACCTTATGTTGCACAATTAATCGGGGCTGAATAAAGCCCCTTTTTTATGGAGAAAAAATAAATGCCTTATGATGCGCAAGGCGTGTTCACACGCGTTATGAACTGGCAAGATGATGCCGCTAACGACATCTCTATTCTTGCCTCAAGACACGATGCCGAAGATGACAACTTTGCCAACGGTTTTAATGACGTTTTATGTAGGGATGGCCGTGCCGCTATGACCGGCAACCTTAAAATGGGCGGAAGTAAAATCACCGGTTTGGCCAACGGAACCAATGACAATGATGCAGTTAATAAGTCACAACTTGACGGAGTTTCATCTAGTGTCAGCACGTTGGGAAGTTCGGTTGTCAAACTGACCACTAACCAGACAATTTCGGGAACCAAAACCTTTAATTCAAGCCCCGTTGTCCCGACACCCTCGACAAGTGACAACTCTACAAAAGCGGCCTCGACTGCTTATGTAAATAACAAAGTCGCCAAACGTGTCGGCAACTGGGGAACGATGTCAACCATTACCGCGCTGACAAGTACTTCTTCGACCTACACGATGACAAATGACGGATTTATTGCACCGAGAATCAGAATCCAAAGACTTCAAACGGTTGGTTTCTTGGTCAACGGAAAAGAGATCATTTCTTATAAGTCATATCAGGGCGATGCCTCTGATGACTACGAAATCCAGTTTTCACCATTTCCGGTAGCCAAAGGCGATGTTCTTAAATACACCTCGACTGATTCAAGTTCGAAAGTGGTCAACGTTAAGTTTTGGGCGTATAGGGGGTGATAAAGATGGCTTGCAAAGGAAGAAAACGCAAATAATCGGGGCAGAAATGCCCCTTTTTTTATGGAGATTTTTAATGACTGGGCGTGTGATAAACAATTTAATTGAAGTAAGACAAGGCGACAGCTTTGTAATTGATTTTGAAATCAAAGAAAGAGGGAAACCCGTAAACGTAACTGATGCAACTTTGGTTATGGAAGTCAAAGATTCCGGCGGTAATACGATGTTCACTTGTATAGGTGATCATGTTGACGGCAGAAACGGAAAGATGCTCTTAAACATCACTCCTGATATGACAAACATCCCCGTGGGTGATTATCTCACTGACATACAGTTAATGAGTGGCGATGGTAGTGTAAATACTTTATTCCCCGCCAACGTTAACGCTGTTGGAACTTTCAGAATTACCGAACAAATAACCACCTACACACCAAGCCCCGAGCCGGAACCAGAGCCGGGTAGTGATAGTGATTCAGATTCAATTTAGGGGGAATAAATGGACACCAAAACAATTGAAGCCGTAATGAAAACGGTGACCATAGACACTAAAATTGACGGCGGTAAGGTTGAGGCGGTTATCGGCGAACGCGCCAGAATGGAAGTTGAGCGTGCCGTTTGCTACATTAAAAGTGGTAAAGCCGAGATTGATGCGGCCGTTGATGCCAGACTTCACGAAATCGACACCGAAGGTCAAGAATATGTAGATTTAGCTAAAGACTGGGCGATTAAAACCGATGGCACGGTTGACGGAGTTGATTATTCTTCAAAATACTATGCTCAATCTATTCTACCGATAGCTTCAGACATAACCACCGTTGCGGGGATTGCGAGCGATGTCAGCACCACCGCGGGGATTGCCTCGGATATTACATCGGTAGCCACGAATGCAACTGACATCAGCGCGGTAGCGGGGGATATATCTAATATTAACACGGTGGCGGGTGATATATCCAATGTCAACGCGGTTGCCGGTGATTTAAGCAATATTGATGCGGTCAATTCTAATAAAACTAATATTGATACCGTTGCGGGTGTAAGCTCTGACGTGACCACGGTTGCGGGAATCAGTTCAGATGTAACTGCCGTTGCGGGTAATTCGAGCGATATAAGCACGGTTGCGGGTATTTCGAGCGATGTTTCGACCGTTGCCGGTGATATATCTAACATAAATGCCGTTGCCGGTGATTTGACTAATATTGATAACGCTTCGGGATATGCCGCTCAAGCCAAGCAATACGCTATCGGTGACCCTACCGAGCCGACAGGTAATTCTGCTAAATATTGGGCGGAGCAGTCAGCAAGCGCGGCCGCAACTGTCAACGATGGAACTTTAACCATCCAGAAGAATGGTGTTGATGTTCAGACCTTTACTGCCAACGCAAGCACAAACGCAACAGCAAATATAACAGTTCCAACCGATACAGCTGACCTCACAAATGGCGCAGGATATATTACAGGTGTTGATTGGGGCGATATAGGCGGAACATTATCCGACCAGACCGACCTGCAGTCAGCTCTCAATACCAAACAAGACCTACTAACTTCAGCCAATGCAGGAACAGATATATCCATTACAGAGGGCAGTATAATTGAATCCACCACAGAAAGTGGCACAGGTTCGGTTACTTTAGCGAGCGCAAAAGCAAATGGATTAAGCTCTGTTAAACTATCTGGAGCTTTAACACGCTCGGCAACTCCGACCCCTGCAAGCCCTGCAAGTTTCACTTGTAATAATGGTGTGATTGGCGTAAGCGGTGGAAATATTATCACAACCGGCACGATTGAAACAGTAGAAGATGAACTTGGCAATACAGCAACAGCTGAAAGATTGTTGTCGTTTGATTCAGACCATACTGACGAGCAGGAAATCTTAACAGGTGCGATAACTCGTAGGGTTGGCATTAAGGTTTTAGATGGAACGGAAACGACCTCGTGGACAGTTCAATCCAACCGTGCTTATACTCTTAAGGCAAATTTAGGTATGAGCAACTGCCTGCAGCCGAGCGGAACAGGGACAAATAGTTTATTAAACTCGCACTTCTCAAGCAATACCATTAATAACTACGGAAACGTGTTATTCAATTACACGATGTCAAATATTGGCGTGTCTGATGTTACGAGTTGGAACAACTGGCTAGCGACACAATATGCCAACGGAACTCCTGTTATAGTTATCTATCCGTTAAATGCAGGTGCAACCGAAAGCGTAACGGCTCAAACATTAACCACCCAACTAGGAACAAATGTATTAGATATTACGCA